ATTTTCTTTGTTCTGCTAGTAATTGCTGATATTCAGCTTGTGACATACCACCTGATATTGTTGGTCCACCACCCATAGTTTAATCTCCTTATGTAGGTCTTTCTTCGTATTTAGGTGCTGGTTTACTCTTAGCACTTCCAGCACCAGAAGTACTTAATCTTTGTAGTCTAGCTAAAGCTTGATCTCTAGAAACATTAGTTACATCTTTTACCTGTTGTTCTCTTTGTTCTACTGTTTTTACTGGTGCTTTACCTCTTTCTCCAAATACTTCATTTAGTTTTTCAAGAGAAGCTAAAGTATCTTGTTGTGTTTTTTGTATTGTTGAAACTTGTTTACCAGCAGCAGTAAATATTTTTGGTAACTCTGAACTAATAGCCTTTGCTGTATCATTTAATAAATTATTATATTGATTAACCCAATCCATATTAAACTTACTAGGATCTGATTGATACTTTTTAATATAAGTATCTCTAAGATCTGTGTATTTTTCAATATCTGCCTTTAAAGACATAAAACTTTTTAAGTCTGCAACAGCAAGTTGTTCTTTAGAAATATTTTCAAAATTTTGACCATAATACTTTTTTAACTCAGCATTAAGATCACTTAGTGTTTTAGTTTGACTAGATATAACATTTCCAGCGATAGTATTAAAGCGTCCAAGTTGTGTATTATATGCATTTATTTCTTGTTCATATTTTCTATTTAACCAAGCAGCGTCTCTAATAAAATTACTATAATTATAATTATTAAAATAATTGGTATTTTCATTAATACCGTATTTTTTTTTAAGATCTTCAATTTCTTTTGCTTGTCTTGTTTTTACATCCGCTATTTGACTAGCAAATTTATCTTGATTACCTTTAATATAGGTATTAACCTCTCCAGTTAATGTATTAAAATAAGTCAAAGGCATATTTAGTTGTGCTTGAGTTTTTTGAGTAGCAAAAGGATTATAAGCTTTAGCTTTTTCATAAAGCTGACCCATACCACTAACAGCTTCTCTAGTATATGCTGTATTAGGTTCTATTAGAGTTTGTTTTCTAGGAGTTATTGTTCTATTACTAGCTTGATTTTGTTCAGCCTGTCTTTCTCTTTGAGAGATATTAGACTGTCTAATTTTTGTTTCGTAATCAGCTACAAGTTTACGCTGTCTATTTTCTTGCTCTTGTTTTAATGTATTTGCTTGTTTTATTAAATTAGAATAATAATCTACTCCACTTTGATAACTAGACATACTTACGCTCCTTTCTTTGTTTTTCACAGATTGTTTTTAATTTTTGAACTACATCTACTTGTCCAGCAGCAAATGCAGATTCTCTAGCAAAGTCCTCACTACTTAGATTTGGATTGTACACTAGAGGTTTGTATAGTTTCTCTAGTGCTAGAACCAGATCCTCGCCAACTATTGGAAAGTTTGTCATACTGTTCTTTCAAAGATTTAATTTCTATTTCTTGTTGTTGAATTGTTTCAGCTAACCAATTAATTATAATAGTTAATTGATTAGAAGTAATGGGAAGACCCAACTTAAGTTTATTTAACATTTCTTCTTTGTTATACATATTTACCTCACGATAAATCTACTATTTCACAAGCACCAGCAGTACATGCCATAGCATGAGATGACTTTGTAGTATCTGTCTTCTCATATTCTTGTAGCAACGACCAATCAACATCTACTTTTGGATAGAAGTTATAAGTCCTAGCGTCAATCTCTTCAAATGGAGCCTGAGCATAAACATGATCAGACTTTGGTAGAAACGAGATGCCAGAGATTTCATTAAAGTTTTCATATACCCATTGTCCTATTGCTAAGAATTCATCATCACCATAAGAAACTGTAATAGATGGTTTATGATGACAATATGATTGCTGATAAGTATGCCATAGTTCAAGATGATCTAAAGCTCTTAGATTCTTTTGTGTAATAGAATCATCTGGAGCTTTTTGAGCAAAAGTAAAGATACCAGTTGAATCTGGATTCATTACACAGTCTTCACAAGGAACTCCAGCGTCTTTCATAAACTGATACATAGGATCTTTCTTATCAATACGAACTCGTCTATAATAGAACTGAGCATATCGTGGATGAAGACCGCTAGATGAATCAGCAAGACAACTAGTAGTTCCTTCTGGCTTAATACAAGTAATTGACTTACTTGGATTAATACCTAGTTTTTCAGCCCACTCAAGATTTACCTTAACTGAGTGTTCTCTAAATGATTCAAGAGCATGAGCAAGTTTGCCCATTCCTTTAGAACCATTCATAAGAGCGTTATCAAAGATACCAGTCATTGATACACCAAGTAATCTTTCTTCTTTACAATTATCTTCCCAATCTTTTGATAGATAAGGAAAGTGTGTAAACATACTTTGGATAGTACCAATGATTGTAGCCATCTCAATTTTCTTTTTGATTGTTGCTACTGTATCCTCTTGTTTTAAGACAATCGTACTGAGATTGCAAAATTGATTCGGTCTGAGAATTATTTCTGAACATGGGTTTGTACCATACTCGATGTCGCTTCTTCTTCCAGACTTTTCCGCTATTGTTCTCATTGCTTGACGATTGCATATTCCTCTTTCTCCTGAATGTGAGTTATACAATTCAGTCCATTCCTCTAGGAACTGACCAAGAGGTGGACGGCTTTGATAGATTGCTGAGTTATTAGCAAGTGCTCTGTGGCCACTAGAGGCCCACCATGATCCACTCTTACACTTAGCCATCTCACGATCTGATAGATCGGATAGGGAGATCATGGCTGATCTACGAACACCACCTACAATAACTGACTGAGCAATCTTACAACAAATATCATGGCATTCTAATGCTGTTAGTTTACGACCTTGAGCAGCATAGAATGTTTGAGTTACAAATCTAAAGACTTCTTCTAAAGGACCGGGACCGCTAGCACGACCACCAAATGTTTTTAGTTTAGCACCAGATGGTCTTACTTTACTTGTGTCCCACTTTGGATGAATACCCTCATATAGGTTACATAGTAAATCAAATAATGAATTACACCAACCTTCTCTTGAATCTTGTACCTCAATAACCTTATTAAAATTCTTTTCAATCTTATTAGAAACTTGTGGTAACTTATCTGTGCATCGGTGTTCAACGGAATATCCTACACCAGTACCACACATAAGAATATACATAAGATTACTGAAAGATCTTACTGAATCAATGTCAAGATAAGAACAATTATATAGCGCAGTATGATCTCTATCTAGCGCAGGGCCAGCAGTCATTAATCCACGCATACTAGGAAGAACTTGTAGATTTAGAATAGCATCCTTAATATCAGGTCTAGTTGCTAGTTGTGGAACTTTATTAGTAAAGTAATCCCACCAACGATCTACTGTTTCTGTCCAAGTTTCTCTACGATTTTCTGATTCAACCCAACGACTGTAACGACTTAGTGCTATAAAGTTTTGAAATGTATTCATTATCTTGCTCCTGTTGACCCAAATCCACCAGTACCTCTGACAGTAGTACTTAATACTTTACTATTAATAAGAGTAGGAGCAAAGTAATCTACAATAACTAACTGTGCAATTCTATCATTATTATTAATCATGTATCTTTTAGTTGGAGAATAGTTTCTAATATTTAAAAGAATCTCTCCACGGTAATCAGAATCAATTACACCAACACTATTGGCAAGACCTAGCCAAGTCTGTTGTGCGATACCAGACCTTAAAAAGATTAGTCCAACCTTACCTTCAGGTATTTCTATACGCAATCCTGTAGAAATAGTATGAGACTCATTTGCTCTAAAGGTAATAAAAGGAGTATCTAGTTTTGCTGTTAGGTCGTAAGCAGCAGCACCTTCTGTTTTTCTTTGTGGAATATAATGACAGTTAATCTTAATAGGTTTATCTGTTGTTTTCTTTAATACACGATCTAAAACAGACTTATATATGGAATCTTTAGTCTTCTCTAGTTCCATATTCTTTTTTAATTGTTTTGTTATTTTACGGTTTGTATTATAGTTTCTGGCGTACCAGTACCATTCTCTTAGCTTAGTAAACATGACTAACCTCTTTCTGAAAATATCTATTAGCTCCAACAATTAGGAACCCACAGTTTAATTTCTTTATCTATTGTTTTTGTGGTAATTCTTTTGGCAGAAGTTTCACCATACCTAAGAATTCTTACACACCTAGCCATTGTAATGCAATAATCATAGGTATATTTTTCTTTATTTCTATCAACAGCCTGCTCATATGTAGCCAGTACAGCCTGTGTCCAGTTATCTTTAGATACACTATCTATAATCTTAGTTGCCTTAGCTGGTCCCATCTTCCAAATGCCCGGTATGTTATCGGTCGTATCTCCAGTAAGCCATTGGATATGGAAGTTTCTATCTGCTGTTTCTTCTGAAACAAGAACAGGTTCTAGTTCTTTGTCTGGGTTCCAATGCCATCCGGGTACACTACGGAGATCCTTGTCTATGGTTACAGCAATACAGGATCTACCGGGAGTAGATGTCGATATGCCTAATAGATCATCAGCCTCTATTTGATTACCAACAATAAATCTAGAACAATGATCTTTAATTGATTGTTCTACTTCTTTTAAACAATCAGGAGCGTGTTTGCCAGTATCTCTATGGGCTTTATATTGTTCCCATATTCTTCGTCTAAAGTTCTTAGAACGAGGACAAGAGAAAGCGACTACTACTTCAGTCGCTTTTGATGGTGTCCAAGCATCTAGTGCATCTTGAACCCATAGATCTACATCTTCAATACCTTCAGAGTCTGCCCTAAAGGCTATACGATAAGCCATAATATCGCCATCAAGAACGGCCTTCATTATTACCTTCTTCTTCCTCTAGTGTTTTTTCTAGGATATCTAATAGTTCTTCCATTACTCTTTGTGCGTCTGGTTCTCTGTTCTCTCTGTTTGCTTTACAGATCTCACAACTACACTCTGGTTTACCACCATCAGCAAGAAGACCAAGCCAAGTAGGGATATTCTTAATAGAGTGTTTCTTAAATACATCTAAAGTACTATCATTTGGAATAATATATCTAAAAATATCGCTATAGTTTTTATCTTTAGCTTCAATTTTATTTGCTAGGTCTTCACTAGGATGTTCACGCCACTTAGCAGAATCGTCTTCAATAATTCTTTTACCTTGCTTTACAAAGATACAAGTAGCACCTAGTTTTCTACCAATAGCTACCTCATTCATATAACGACAATCATCTACAATAACAATTCTTTCTTTATATGAATCATTGTTTTGCATTTCAAGTTGCTCTTCTTTTTCAATCTCTGCAACTTTTACTTTCCACTCATCTACCCAATGATCTGGATTCTTTATTCTCATAGACTCACCAAGAGTTTGGCAGAAGTCTCTATAAGCTTTTGGATTAGAATCTTTTGTTAATCCTTTTAACTCAGCTGCTTTCTTAATACCATAAGCAAAAGGAACCATTCTAGGAGTTAGATTATTGTTTACACAATACTCTGCAATAATATTAGCTAGGGTTGTCTTACCAACTCTTGCTTTACCACCAATAAGAACTATAATCATTTTTAACCTCCTGCATAAACTTATGCGGAATACCACCGTGTATATAGTTATACTTAAGATTTGTATTCAACCAATTAGCAGCAAGACTACTGCAATGATGTGGCGCAATACCAATCCACCTACCAAATAAAAACCACAATAATACTTTATACCAAGTCCAAACTTTATGAGTATCTGCTATCTTTTTAATATCTTCTAAACAAAGATCGGCTGTACCCATATACTTTTTATAAAGTACTTTAGCACCTTTTAGTTCTAACATATATTCTGTCATAAGCCTACATTTTGAGCCGTCAATTACCATAGGTGTTATGTTAGAAAATGAAAAACAAAAGATCAAACCAACATGATTAACTTTACTAAAGGTTAGTGTTTTAATTAATGCTGATCTCCACCAACCAAGACCAGATGAGTAATCATAGAAACCTATATATACATCTGCTTTCATTAGTGTGTTTCACTCCAATTAGAACCTATAGAATAGTTTGCATCAATTCGTATCTTAAGACCCAACTTTTCGCCAGCCTCTGTAGCAGCAGCAGTTACGATACTACCTACTTCATCTGCTATATCTTTAGGACATGAGTATTGTATTTCGTCATGGACATAAGCAACTTGCTTTACTTTATTACCAAACTTTTTCTTAAGGTTTATATAAGCAATACACATCCATAGTTTACTAACAATAGCACCAGACCCCTGTAGTAAAGTATTTAATGCTGCGTGTTCAGATCTTACTGGTACTGTTCTACCATCTGGTAGTTGTACACCTTTAGTCTTTGCAACAGAATACTTTACTTCTTGTTGTACCTTATCTAATGCAGGAATCTCTTGTTGGAACTTTGCTCTAATCTTACTACCAGCATTACGATTACCACCAATAATCTTACCTAGTTTTTCATCACCAGCACCATAACAATAAGCATAGATAAAGGTTTTGGCAGCATCTCTATTAGGAAGTCCTGCTGCTTTCTGATTGTATGTATGAATATCATCGTTAAGAATTTTATCGCCATACTTACCATTATCATACTTAGCCATAAAGTGTGACAGCATTCTTAGTTCTAATCCTTGTAAGTCAGAACCAAGTAATACATGATCCTTTTCAAGAGGAACAAACAAAGCCCTTGCGCGTTTGTCTTTACTGACCTGAGCCATGTTGGGTTGGTTGTGTGTACAACGCCCTGTAGCGGCTCCCTGTGCGTTTACAAGGCCGTGTATGTTTCCATCCCTTGAGTGTGTAGATCGCGTATTCCAGTCTTCTACCTGACCCATTAACTTAATACAATCAAAGTATTGTACTAGTTTCTTTGCTTCAGGATATTCTAACTTAGCAAGAACAGACTCATCTACTTTAGGATTTCCTTTATCAGTTAACGGTGCTTCCCATCCATACTTATCAAACAACCTACTAGCAATTTGTTGACGGCTACCGGGATTAAAGATTTCAATCTTATCCTTAAGACGCTTACCTGTTTTGGTAGACCATCTTTCCTCTACTTTATCTGGAAAGATAGTACGCATCTCGTCTTCAATATTTGCTTTTTCAATAAGTAATTCACCGATTAACTTATCACCACTAGTTGCATTGTAACCAAAACCGTTATGTGTTTGTTCAGATAATATTTTTGAAACAAGGTGTTCAAACTTTATAACTTGTTCTGGTACTTTGCAATTAGTAAGTTGGTAGTTATAAATGTTAACTGTAAGCATAACATCTTGCTCACAATAAATAAGCATTTCGTCAGAGTACTTTTCCCACCCTCCTTGATAATCTAACTTAGGATTATTAAGAAACTTACCCCAACATTCAAGAGAGTTACCACCAAGCGGATGGTCATCTCTATCTGGATACATTAACTTAGATATAATTAAAGTATCATAATATTTTGAACATTTAAAATCACCTAGAATTTTTCGTACAGCAGAAACATCAAAGAAAATATTGTGACCGATTATTAGGGTTGCTTTATTTAAAAGACTTGGTAGGGTCACTATATTTTCTGGAGTAAACTTATGAATAGTACCTGTATCAATGTTGTAAACTACAGCACAATGAATTGTGTCTGCTTCTTTAATAATCTTATTACCATCAATAGAAACTTCATTTAATCCGTTAGCTTCAACATCAAGTACTAGTCTCATGTTTACCTCACTCAAAGAAATTGTTTAACTGTCTATTAACTCTAACGAATGTAGTTCTTTTTGGTAGATCTTTTAGTTTATCAGCACCAACATAAGTACAGGCTGATCTTACACCACCAAGAATAGACTGCATTACATCACAAATAGATCCAGTATATGGAACATCTACGGTCTTACCTTCTGATGCTCTGTAAGTAGCTACACCTCCAGAGTACTTTTCCATAGCCGTATCTGATGACATTCCATAAAAGCGTTTGCCAACTAGTTTAGAATCTTCATAAACATTATCACCAGATGCTTCGTCAGTTCCTGCAAACATACCACCAATCATAACAAAATCTGCACCCGCTCCAAATGCCTTGGCTACATCTCCCGGACAAGTGCAACCACCATCCGATAGAACATATCCATTAAGTCCGTGTGCGGCATCAGCACATTCCATGATACATGACAGTTGCGGATAGCCAACACCAGCAACCTTTCTAGTTGTACATACAGAACCGGGACCAATACCAATCTTAATGATATTAGCACCAGCCAGTAGTAAAGCTTCAGTCATTTCACGGGACACAACATTACCAGCAATAATTGCTTGTTGTGGAAATAGACTTCGTATTGTTGATACATATCTTACAAACTTTTCTGTATAACCATTGGCAACATCAATACAAATAAACTTAATGCTAGGATACATTTCATTTATTACTGTATTTGCCTTTTCGATTTCTTCTTGGTTAATCTTACCCATACCCATTGTATAGATTAAGTTATTAGAAATGTTTTCAATAAGTTTATTATGATAAGTCCAATCAGCAAGTGAATGATACTTATGCAATTCTGTCATAGCA